GTTCGGCGTTATCCGCATAATACGAGGAAACGGAAGTTCCGTTTCAAAAAACTCTAACCATACCGGCGCACCGGCTGAAATATAAAACATACGTTTGCCGCGCCGCTTTTGACTATGCAAACCGACGTACAAAGAGCGAACACAAAGAGCCAAAGAATTGGCGCGAACTACCGGAACGCGGGTTTTTTGCTTACCGGATTCTTGGAATAAAACATACTTAAAAGACATAAAACACTGAATTTAAACACATTAGACAAAAAACGCCCCGCCAACCGCGGCGGGAACGCCAGCAAGATACGGCAAAGATTCCATACCACAAAAAAAAATTTAGCCCCAAGCGGGCGCGGCGCATATCTGGGGGGCAAAAAAGGGGTGCAAGGGATCGCGGGAAAAAAGGTCGGGGGTATTGTTCCGCCCATCTTTAAAAGGGGGCGCCAACATAATCAAACGCCCGCGCCAAAAACGCCAAAACCTGGGAACAAAAACCCGCCAAGCGAGGGGGCATACCTTGCGGAAACGATTCCGGGCGCAATAGGAAAACGCGCGTATATGTATATAATCCCCCAGGTACTTATTTCTGATACGTCTGGGGCAAGTCTGCCCCTAGATACTATTTTCTAAAACGTTTTACGGGGAGATACTTCACTATGTTCGTCATTTTGCAAAGCTGAGGATTGAAACAGCTATGTGAAATAAAACTAGCGTTACAGATTTTTTGCTGTTCGAAGTGTCCGTCCGGTTGTAGGAACTTGACAGACCGGACAGAACTGGACAGGATATAGTATCTGCCAGAGCTTTCAAGCGGTTTCTGGTTGCGTTGCTCTATCGCTTGTCCGGGTCGCTTGTCGCCTTAGGGCTAGCTCCCCTTACTGTATACGCCCTCGGCTCAAGATCGCCGTCGGGCTATGGTTGTGATGCTTCGTATATGAGAAGCGTCAGGCGATATGCTGTTCAGTCGTTGCTCTTGTCGCAAGAGCGTAGCACAAAGCTAAGGTCTACAGACGAGAAAGTCAAGTGGTATGTGTAGATTTAGTTGTGTGGTTTTCAGGTAGTTAAGTAAATACCCACTAATTTAGTAGGAGTTTATTCTGCGTATTTGTAAGGGTACACGTTTTGTACCCATTAAAAACAGCTATTGGTAGGTTGTTTATCTTTGCTATATGAAACTAAGCAGGTACGTATCGTTGGCTGAGGTAACACGGAGTGATACCGCTAAGCGCAAAGGGATTGACAACACTCCTACTGGGGAGCATCTCGAGAACCTAAAGGTTATCTGTGAGGATGTGTTTGACAAGGTTCGTGAGCACTTTGGTGTTCCCATCTACATCTCTAGTGGATACCGGTCTGCTGCCTTGAACAAGGCTATTGGGGGTAGTAAGACCTCGGACCATAACAATGGTCGTGCTTTGGATCTGGATCAGGATGGCCACGGTAATGGTGTTACCAATGCGGATGTGTTTAACTACATCAAGAACAATCTAGAGTTCGATCAATTGATCTGGGAGTTCGGAACAGATAAGAATCCTGACTGGGTACACGTAGGCTACCGCAAGGATGCTAACCGCAAGCAGATGTTGAAGGCTGTCAAGGAAGGTGGCAAGACAAAGTACGTACCGTATAAATAGATAACTTTGTAGCTATGAAAGCGAAGATGACTGTTTACCAGAACGGAGGCAAGGCTCCGGTTGATCCCAAGAAGCTGTTTGGTCCCACCAAGCCGGTGAGCAAGGAGCAGATGCGTGTTGAGATGATCCAGCAAGACATTGATGAACTCAAGAAGGAGTACAACAGCTGGATGAAGAAGGGAAACTCACAGACGGCCTCTGGTGTTAAGGCAGCCATTGATGCTAAGATGGCTAAGCTTGCTGACGCCAAAGCTAAGGTTCCTGCTGCTAAGCCAAAACAGACTCCTGTGTGGATGCCTAAGAAGTACTCCAAGGGGGGCAAGATGAACGTTGACGGATACGCTAACGGAGGAAAGCTTAAGAGCTATCTCAAGAAGATGATGAAGTAAACAGCTATGAAAGCGAAGAAATATCCTAATGGTGGCTTTGTAACTCCGTCGTGGGTTGGTAAAGGACGATCTCCCGAGGATCCTTCTTCAAAGGCAGAGATGTCTCCAGCTGAGTACCTAGAACGACTTACTTGGGCTAATGCTGTTAAACAGCTAGAGAAGCGTGGGGCGTCTATGATTGACAAGTCACGCAAGGGCGGAGAGGCTGTTTTGCGAAAGGGCGCATCTGAGATGCCGGGCAAAAACTACGAGCTTGCCATCAAGAAGGCTAAGGAGTACGATGTGTACGACCTGGCAAGAGAGCAAGCTGTTGCTGAGTTCCGCAAGTGGCAGGCGGGACGTAAGCCTCAGGGCTAGTCCCTAGATCCCCACATAATAACGACAACAGGGAGGTTGTAGGTGTCGTCCCTCCAGTCGGCGAGAAATACCTGTGTTGCGTTGGGTAGGCTGTAGACGCCATTCATCGGCATCGCTCCTTGGCCAATCATCTGTGACTGCATAACGTGCCAGTCGGCTTCTGTTATTACCTGATAGCGTACGCTGTCGGGGGCCATCGCCCACGTCTTGGTCTGGGACAGCACATAGGTGACCCCTTCGTATTCGTTTACTCGTGCCTCGTACTGGTGGCCAAACATATTGGTCTGGGGGTGCCACAGCGACTGGGCGCTAAGAAATGACGAACATAGTAGCAGTAAGGAAGTGATGATGTTTTTCATTGATTGGTTTCTTTGGTGCAAGTATATGGATAATTTTTTGCTTTACAAAATAATTTATTTTTGCAGGTATGAAAGCAAAGAAGTATAACGAGGGAGGCAAGATGGAGATGTCCGGTGAGGAGATCGAGATCAAGTCTATGGATATGGCCTCAGGTATGAAACAGCTTGAGGCTGCTGTCAAGGCTTCTGGTAAAACGCCAACGAGCTACGAGTTCAAGGCTTGCTTCTACGGGGATGAGGAATGAGATCCTTAACGACTACGTGTTCCACTACAGTCCGTACCGGGATCAGTGGGCCGCAGTCCCTCGTGATTACTATCTGGATTACTTCAATGGCGTCTACGACAACGTAGTATTCAACGACTCAATCAACAGCTTAACCAGCTTTATCATAAAGCAATGGCACAGTCAGAAAAAAAGCGAGTAGTAAACAACAACGGTGTCAAGCGTGTAAGCAAGGACCGTACTGCTGTTGGTATTCGTAACTTTCAATTGCTAAATAAACTCAGTAATGAAAACTAAGAAGTTCTACGACGAGAATCCCGAGGCTTACGAGAAGAAGAAGGCGTACGACAAGAAGTACCACTCCACTCGTGAGCGCAAACAGTATCGTGCGTTTCTGAACAAGAAGAACCGTCAGTCCGGAACCTATGGAAATGGAGACGGAAAGGACTACGACCACGAAGAGAAGCGCTTTATCTCAGCTGTAAAGAATAGATCTAAAAAATGAAGGCTAAGAAAAAACAGACACATATGATGGTGGACGCCCCAAAAGGCTACCATTGGATGATGGAGAAAGGCCGGTACTATCTGATGCCAGACCCTGAGGGTGGCTTTAAGCCCCACCCGAACGCTTCGAAGAAGGGACGATTCCGCTTATATCAATCCCATTCTCAATAGCCTTAGCTATAAGCTTCTTTCCCAGCGGTGTGTCCTCGTGGCCACGCAATCTCTTCTTTAGCTTACCGCCAATAGGCAGACCTTCTTTCTTGTCTGGGATCTCAAAGTTCTCAGCCCTCGGGTGGTAGTCAAGCTCTACCTTTTCCGATCCGGAGGCTATCGCCTTCCACCGATCTGCAATCATCCTACCTTCTTGCGTTAAAGCATAACGCTTGCGGTAGTTCCACCTGTTCTCCTGACGAAACCACATAGACGTATCCTTGTGGATATTGATGTCGTCAGCAGAGAAGTAGTCGAACAGCAACCCCTTCTTACGCATCTTTACCGTAAGCCAGTCCTTTGTCTGGTTGTAAGATTTAGATAGCTGTTTAGCCATCCACTCGATGGTGAAGAACTCCAGATCGTAGGCATATATAAGGAACTGCACATACATAGGCTGTAGGCCGTAGTGCTGCTTGATGTAGCGATCTGCGTGCCATACGTACTTGTAGGTGAGGTCACCGCGGTTGTCGCGGTAGGCGAAGTCCCTGAACTTCAGGTCGTCCTTCTTTTTGAACTTTTTAGCCAATGAAGTAAATTGTATCTTTGTAGCAAAAGTACAGAATATGGCAACACTTAGTGGACAAAAGGTTAAAGATGCGTTTGCTTCGCTGCTGAAGCTATCGTCAAACACTGCCACCACCACGCTGAAGAATGTAGAGTCTGGTGATGGAGTAGCTACCGCACTGCAGGTTGGAACCACGAAGGTTGGTATCAATGGAACCCTTGAGTTTTCTACTCCCCCCGCAACCGGGTCTACGGAGCTTGACGTTTTGCTGATCAACGGTTCGGACCAAGTTGTAACACGGACTCTTAATGTGTCTGCATTCTCTGGTGGTGCTGTTACAACAGCCACGTTGCCTTTGGCTATTACCAGCTCAACGGTGCGTCTAGATAACCCATCGTCCATCTCTGACATCGGAACTCCGGCAACTGGAGACCGCTTCCTTATCTATGATGCGTCAGCAACAACGTGGAAGCGTATCGACTACGCTGTATTAAGCTCGCTGATCAATCCTGGATCATACCAGTCGGCTCCTGAGCTTGTAGCCCGGACAAGGGTAGCGCTCGATCTTACAGCCACACCTAAGTACCTAGACTTTGCCGGTATCGGAACAACAGCAACAGATTCACTAAACATTGGTGATGCTAGCAACGTATATTTTCTTACAAATACGTACGGAGGAACAAACACCGCGGTTCGTATTCTTGTGGAAGGTGTGTATGAAGTTACGCTTAGCGCAGCATTTACAACAGTTGGAACAAACACAGACGTAATCCTATACTTTGACATCAATGGTTCAAACGTAAACATAAACCAAAACTTATTTAAGAACTCTGGTGGCCACTTCATCACCGAGTCTACCATCGTAAATCTTGTTATTGGAGATAATCTTTCCGTCCGAGCCACATCTTCAGCAGCAACTGAGCTTGGTGCGTACAGTGTGTTCCACTTACGCAAGCTCTAATGACTAAGGAGGAGGCACGTGTAGAGCTGTTCATCTTTGCTAGGAACAGCTTTGAAGAAGTTGCAGAGAAGGCTAAAGACCTTGGAGTCTATGATGACTTTATGATGATCGGAACTGTTGGCCTCGTCACTGGAGAGGAAAACGGTAAGAACGTAGTAGAGTCTATCTCTACGATCGACGTAGATTCCCAGCAAGAGATGAATTCATTGCTTATGTATCTTGCAGCATCATACGAAGAAGATGATGAAGACGATGAAGGAGACGACACGTCGGACCCAGACTTCTGGATAAATCTAAATTGAAATGAAATGGACCTTATTCGTAAAATCATTGCGGGCACTGATCCGCTGAAAGCTCTGGCCTACTATGTGGGTCAAAAGGCAGGAGATGGAGAGATTGACTCTATCTTACTTGATGGATCTCACCTCCACAACCACGGAGAACGCAGATACCTCATCTACCTAAAGAAAGACAACGGCATTATGCTGTGGAAGTCTATCGAGGGTATGCCTACAATTATAGAGTACGATTGCAACTTCTAAGTTGTAACTGACTTACAACTTTAATTTAAATTACTTCATATGACACCACTATACCACATTTTGGTACACATCCCATCGGCCGTCAACGAGACGATGAAGGTCGGGGAGACAGAAATCTTTGTAGATACTAAGTTCAACGAGTTCCAGCATCGAACGATGAAGGCTAAGGTTGTCGGCATCCCCGCTAAGTTCAAGTCGGAGCTGGAGGTTGGAGACTATGTGTTTCACCACCACCACGTAGCCCTTAGCGAAAACCAGATCGTTGACCCACAGGAAAAGATCTACCGAGTCAACTACGATCCGTTTGGTGGTAGTGGCAATCAGGCGTACCTGATCGAGAAGCCTGACGGAACACTTTTGGCTGTAGCCGACTGGGTGTTTCTGGAGCCGGTAGAAGAGGAGCCCGAGCTCAAGAGTAGTGTTATCGAATTAGTTACGTTTAAGGAACCAGACAAGCGTTGGGGACGCATTGTATACGGAAGCCAGTGGCTGGAGTCAGAGGGTCTTGCTGTTGGTGACGTTGTCCACTTCGCTAAGGATGCTGACTACGAGATGGACATCAATGGTCGCAAGCTGTGGCGTATGCAAATCCATCATCTGCTATGCGTAAAGCAGTAAAGTTCACTACAGCTCAGGCAGCCAAGAACCTCATTGAGGCTATGGAGCAGGCCATCCACAATATGACTGAAGAGCTCAAGAAGCCCGTCGATCCAGATCTTACTGGGTCTGCTCGCAAGGCGGAGCTTGCTGCGCTAAAGGATACAGCCCTTGCGTGCAAGGAACTCATCGTAGAGCGCCAGAAGCTGGAACAGCTTATCGGTGACCTCGAGGAATCTGGTGGTGGCTTCGAGGAGGAGAAGGATTTCAAGGGAGGATTTGCAGAACGAATGGCTAAGAAATAATGGCAGGGCTGAAGATGATAGACGGCAAAGAGGTGGTAAACATCTGTCCCAATGGGTCGGATGGTCCCATCATTGAGATTGAGTCTATCCTGATTCAGCTGCCAGAGATGCCAGAGGACATCCTATTCAAAAGTTCACCAATATTGAACCAAAAATGGCAAAGATTTGAATTGCCAAAGGAGCTGTCGCAGATCCAGAGTATGGACGACTGGTACGAGGCTCCTCGTGAGTTTCAGAACAAATGGAACCCGTACATCGAGGAGGAGTTCCGTCGAAGGAGAGAAGGTCTGTGGTTTATGAATAAGGGTGAGCCAACGTACATCACAGGACACCACTATATGTTCCTTCAGTGGAGTAAGATTGACATCGGATACCCAGGATACCTAGACTTCCAGAGGAAGCTTTTCACACACTTTGCTGCGTGCGAGGCTGATCCTCGGTGTTTAGGTCAGATATACACCAAATGTCGACGCTCTGGATACACCAATATGAGCGCTGCTACGCTTGTTGATGAAGGCTCACAGGTGACGGAAAAGCTGTTGGGCATTATGAGCAAGACTGGTACGGACGCTCAGGAGGCGGTGTTTGGATCTAAGATTGTACCCATCTTCCGTAGCTATCCATTCTTCCTTAAGCCTATTCTTGACGGTACCACCAATCCGCGTATGGAGCTTGCGTTCCGTGAGCCGGCAAAGAGGATCACCAAGAAAAACAAGACGTCCCACCGCGGCGAAGCACTGGACACCATCATCAACTGGAAGAACACAACCAACAACGCATATGACGGTAGCAAGACCCATATGCTGTTCCTTGATGAGGCCGGTAAATGGCTGAGTCCTAATGACATACGAGAAGTTTGGCGTATTCACCGTACCTGTTTGCTGGTTGGACGTAGGGTGATTGGCAAGGCTATGGTCGGCTCTACGGTAAACCCGCTCGACAAGGGTGGGCGTGAGTTCAGGGATCTGTACTACGACTCGGACCCCAACGATCGTAACGAGAACGGACGTACCAAGAGCGGTCTGTATAAGATATTCATACCAGCATATGAGGCATTGGAAGGTTTCTTTGACCAGTACGGTATGCCAATCGTTGACGACCCAGCTGAGCCAGTGATGACCGAGGATGGTACGTTTACCTCTATTGGTGCGCGTACCTTCTTGAAGAACGAGCGCAAGGGCCAACAGAACAACAGCTACGAGCTTAACGAGATCATCCGTCAGTTCCCATTCACGGAAGACGAGGCATTCCGCGACTCAACGAAGTCTTCGCTATTCAACATCCAGAAGATCTACGAGCAGATCCAGCACAACGAGGAGTTGTTCCCCAATCCCGTTATCATTGGAAACTTCCAGTGGAAGGACGGTAAGCCAGACACTGAGGTTGTGTTTGCCCCAGATCCTAATGGTCGTTGGCGTGCTTCTTGGCTTGCGCCTCCTGATATCAGAAATAAACGAAAGATGGAGAACAACAAGCTTGTGGCTCCCAACGCAGCGTTCGGCGTGATGGGTGTTGACTCCTATGACCTTGACACCACGGTAGACTACCGGGCATCTAAGGGCGCCTGCCACGTATACAACAAGTTCTCGATGGAGCACCCGGCGAATATGTTTGTTGCTGAGTATGCAAGCCGACCACCGCTCGCTAAGATCTTCTACGAGGACGTTCTGATGGCTGCCGTGTTCTATGGGTATCCTATTCTTATAGAGAACAACAAGTACGGAATCGCAAGATACTTTGAGTCAAGAGGTTACGACGAGTACCTGATGGACCGTCCTGCCCACCTTGCCACAACAGCAATGAAGACAAGCGTGAAGACCAAGGGCATCCCGTCAAACAGCCAAGATGTTATCCAGGCCCACGCACAAGCGATCGAGGCATACATCCACGACCACGTTGGCATCAACAACGAGACTGGTCAGTTTGGCAGGATGTACTTCTCCAGAACGCTGGAGGACTGGATCAACTTCAAGATTGATGATCGAACAAAGTTTGACTTGACAATCTCGTCGGGTCTAGCACTTCTCGCAGCACAAAAACAAGTTAAGCAGGTCAAGAAGACTGACTTCAATGATAAGGTTTTCTTCCGTAAGGGCAAGGAAATTACGCGCTAAGATAACTTGTACCTTTGTGTATAATTTGCGATAAATGGATCAATACTCAGTTAAAAGCAACGGATACGACTCTACATTTCCGGATCCGCTGGCTTCACACGAGATCAAGGTTAGCAAAGCCTATGGTCTTCAGTATGCAAAGGCTATCTATGGCCAGTGGGGTAGTGCTCAGTGGGAAGGCTCGCTGTACAGCAAGCGCTGGAAGGAGTTTGAGATCTCACGCGACTACGCCAATGGCACGCAAGATACATCAATCTACAAACAAATCCTAACTTCACTTGATCCAAACAACGGTGATGGCTCACTGGTGAACCTTGACTGGACTCCAGTGCCTATCATCCCCAAGTTCGTTAAGATCGTAGTAAACAAGATTCTGTCCGCCAAGTTCTACCCCAATCTTGAGGCCATCGATCCATTAAGCCGCAGCGAGAAGGACATTGAAAAGAACAAGGTAAAAGTATTTATTGAGAACAAGGACATCCTCAAGGAAGCAAAGGAAACCGGTCTACGTACTGCTGTTGACCCTGACGCCCTTCCCGACACTGCTGAGGAGGCAGAGATCTTCCTAGAGACCAACGTAAAGACGGCAGCTGAGATCGCTGCGCAGATCGGAACGAACCTTACCCTTAGCTGGAACGACTTTGACGAGCGCATCTTCCGCCGCAACGTAGAGGACCTAGTTACCTGCGGTATGGCTGTTGTCAAGCGCAGCAACGACCCTAACTATGGAATCGTAGAAGAATATGTAGATCCTGCATATTTCATCCATAGCTTCACAGATGATCCTACCTTTAGCGACATCACTTACGCTGGTCATATGAAGCGTATGAGCATCGCTGAGCTCAAGCGTATCGCTGGCGATCAGTTCACCGAGGCGCAGTACGAGAATATGGCTCGCACGGTTATGAATCGCTTTGGTAACGATCCCAACCGCTTTATGAACTCACAGTACGACGTGGGTATGGAGCGCTACTACTACGGCTACGACGAGTACACCATCGACGTGATGGACTTTGAGTTTGTGAGTGTAGACAACATCATCTTCGAGAAGAAAGAGTCTCGTTTTGGTAACGTAGGATTCTACTTCAAGGGCCACAAGTACAACGCGCCCCAGCAGAGCGTATACGACCGTGAGGCCGTCTATATGCAAAACCAGACGCTGTATGGTGGTAAGTTTATCGTAGGAACTGAGTACATCTTTGACTACGGAGTAAAGAAGAACATCCCGAAGAACGTACACGACCTTACCCGCACCAAGATGAGCTACAGTGCTGTGGCCACCAATATGCGTCGGATGATCCCGAAGTCAATGGTAAGTTCTGTTATCGGCTTTGCTGACCAGATCCAGATCACACACCTGAAGCTTCAGCAGTCCATTGCCAAGGCTAAGCCTGATGGATTGATCGTAGACATCGAAGGACTGGAGAACGTACAGCTCGGTCGTGGCGGAGAGCTCCAGCCTCTGGATATCCAAGACATCTACGAGCAGACAGGTGTGTTCTACTACCGCAGCAAGAACGCTGATGGTAGCTTCCAGAACCCGCCTATCCGTCCGCTGGACAATGCGATTCGCAACATCAACGAGCTAATTACGATCTACAACCACGCACTGCGTATGATCCGTGATGCTACGGGTATCAACGAGGTTATGGATGGCACGAGCCCGAAGGGTGACCAGCTTGTAGGTGTGCGCCAGCAGCAGCTTGCCGCAGCCAACAACGCGCTGTACGACATCACCAACGCATCGCTTGTGCTTTACCGCCGTGTTTGTGAGGACATCGTTAAGTGTTTACAGATCCTTCCTCCCAAGTCTATCCTGTACAGGGCGTATGAGACGGCTATCGGACGAGAGAATATGGCTGTTCTTACCAGCTTCGCCAAGCTTCCTATGTACAACTTCGGTGTACGTGTGGTGACGGATATGAACGAGATGGACCGTATGTACCTCGAGCAGAACATCCAGGCTTCTATTGCCGCTGGTGAGCTGGACATCGAAGATGCTATGGCTATCCGTCAGCTGCGTGACATCGACCAAGCCGAGCGTCTGTTGGTGGTTCGCCGCAAGAAGCGCATCAAGCAGCGTCAGGAGATGGCCCAGCAGAACTCTCAGTTCCAAGCACAGGCTAACGCTCAGGTAGCTCAGGTTACAAGCCAATCTAAGATGCAGGAGGAGCAGATGAAGGCACAGCTAGAGGCCCAGAAGATCCAGCTGGAGGCACAGGCAAAGGCCCAGCTCCTGCAGGTTGAATACCAGCTCAAGATGCAGCTTGCACAGCTTCAGGGACAGTTCGGTATCACCGAGCAGCAGATCGAATCTGGCGTACGTCAGAGTGCCGAGAAAGAGGCTGAGGACCGCAAGGACGATCGCATCAAGGAGCAGGCTGTAGCCCAAAGCAAGCTTATCGCTCAACGCAAGGGAGAGCGTCCAGAACTTAAGAAAGAAGACCTGAAAGGTGAGGAAGACATCGTCGACATCATCCTAGGTGGTAGCTGATAAAGAAGTAAATTTGCACTATGGCAACCTGTAACAACCCATCTGTAGTAAATCTAGACAACGCACAGCGTGTAGATATAATTTGCCGAAAAGGTGATACATTCTCTATTGAGATTGATTTCTACGATGCTAATGACAACCCAATTGACCTTACCGCGTACACTTGGAAGATGGACGTGTCTGAGAGCGATACATCTCCTACTCCAGTACTCAACGATACGGACTTTAGCTACAACGGAAACTCTAGCGGAAAACTTTATGTTACGGCCACTGCCAACACAATGGCTACCATTGATGGCGGTCTTTATGTGTATGGTCTTCAAAGTAATGACTCTGGTACCGTAAAGACTTGGTTGTACGGATTGTTTACTGTTAACGAGGACATTGTAGAATGAGCGCCATAGTAGTAAAAGAGACTGGTAACTCAATAACTGTAACGGAGGTTCAGGGAACAACGCTTGTTGCCAACCAAAAGGGTAACACCGTAACCGTTACTGGCGTTATTGGAGGCGTAAGTCTTGACGCTAACTACGTATACACCCAAAGCGTTCCATCTGCTACGTGGGTGATAAACCACAATCTAAACAAGTACTGCTCAGTCACAGTTGTTGACTCTGCTGAAAATCTTGTGTATGGAGAAGTTGTATATAATTCAGTTAACCAAGTAACACTAACTTTCGCTGGAGCTTTCAGCGGCAAAGCATTTTTTAACTGATGGCTATTAAGTATCTATCGTCCATAAATTTAAACCAGAATGAGCTCCAGAATGCTGTTGTTCAGAATCTGGCTACACCTCCGGGTTCTCCGCTAGAGGGTCAGATCTACTTTGACTCTAGCGCGTCCGATAAGTCAATCTACTTCTGGGATGGATCAGCTTGGGTAGATATGGGTGGAGACATCCGCAGTGTAACTGCTGGAGCAGGTCTAACGTCTACCGGTACTCGCGACATTACGCTTAACGTAGGTCAGGGTGTGGGCATTCAGGTGAATGCTGATAGCGTACAGCTGAACCACCTAGGTCTTGAGAACCTTACGGGCCCTGGCGCTGACCGTATCTACTTCTGGGATGATTCTGTTGGATACTCTCAATGGCTGGAGGTTTCCTCTGCTACGGGTATCAGCATCAGCGGAACAACACTTGCACTTGGATCTATCCCCAACAGTTCTCTTGCTAACTCAAGCGTAACCTACACTGCTGGCGCTGGTTTGACGGGCGGTGGAACGGTAGCACTCGGAGGTAGCGCTACGCTTACTGTTGGTGCGGGTACAGGTATCACCGTCAACGCTGACGACGTAGCCCTTAAGAACGCTGGTTCTCTTACGAACAACACTGTAACAAAGTGGGACTCAAGCAACGGTCAGCTCGTAAATTCACTTCTCACTGACGATGGATCTACGGTAACTATTGCTGGTAACCTTGACGTAAACGGAACGACCACAACCATCGACAGCACGATTGTATCTATTGGAGACAATATGATGCAGTACGCAAACGCCAACGTGGCGAACAGCGTCGACATCGGTTTCTACGGTAACTACGTCAACAGTGGAACTAAGTACGCATCGTTCTTCTACGACGCATCTGCGAGCTCTGTAAGCGAGGCTGTGTTCACTTTGGGACATACGTCTACCGAGCCCACTTCAACGGTGTCTGGACTCACCGTAGGACGCCTTGTTGCTAATGTAACTGGTGATCTAACTGGAAACGCTGATACGGCCACTAAGCTTGCTACGGCCCGTAGCATCACCATCAGCGGAGATGCCAGTTGGACTGTTAACTTTGACGGTAGCGCCAACGTTTCTGCTTCACTTACTCTTGCCAACAGCGGTGTTACTGCTGCTCAGTACGGTAGTGCTTCGAGCGTTGCTCAGGTGACGTTTGACGCTAAGGGTCTTGCTACTTCTGCAAGCTCTGTTACGATTGCTATCACGGCATCGCAGGTCACTGACTTCACTGCTGCGGTTCAAGCCCTTATTGGTGCTTATGGTGCTGTTGCTAACGTAGGTGACGGAACGAATACGGTATATGCTGTAACACATAACTTAGGTACTCGTGATGTGATCGTTCAGCTGTACGACAACGCCACGTATGACTCAGTGTACACCGACACAGTGCGTACTGACGCTAACACGGTAACGTTGACGTTTGCTACGGCACCGGCTTCTAATGCGTACAGAGTGCTTATTAGCGTAGTCTCATAAGTATCAATAATCTAATTAACAGCGGGAGTAGGCAAGTATGCTTGCTCCCGCTTTTCTTTATCTTTGCATTATGAAGAGATGCATCACTTGCAAAAAAGAAAAACAAATTGACTCGTTTTCAAAAAACAGGTCTAAAAAAGATGGACGTCAACAAAAATGCAAAGAGTGCGAAAAAGATTACTACTGGAGCAATAGAGATAACATAATAAAGAAAAGAAAAGAGTCTTTTGAGGAAAACAAAGATTTAATTTTAAGCAAAAGAGCCGAGTACTATAAGAAACACCAAGATAAAAAAATAGCGTACTCAAGGGCCTACAGAGAGAAAAATAAAGAGAAAGACTTGGCCTATAAAAGGGAGCATTATTACAATAACAAAGAATACTACGCTAATAAGCACAGAGAATATCGCGATAAAAACAAAGATAGAATTAGAGAGTATCACACAAAGTATTGCGCTAAAAGAAGGAGCTCTGATCCAATGTATAGGTTGGTTTCTGGGATTCGTTCTCGAATTTCTAATATTTGTTCTTCAATGAAAAACAAAAAAAACTGGAAAACATTTGATGCAATAGGATGTAATCGTGAAGACTTTAAATTATACATTGAGTCTTTTTTTGTAAGCGGTATGTCTTGGGATAACTATGGTGAATGGCACATTGATCACATCAAGCCACTCTGCACAGCAAAGACAGAAGAAGACGTTTTCACACTGAATCACTACACTAATCTCCGGCCGATGTGGTGGTTTGACAATTTAGCTAAAGGCGGTAAATACCAAGAATTATGAGTTTGAAATTTCTATCCGGAATCGATGTGGATTCCAATACGCTGTTTGTAGATTCCGCAAATGATCGTGTCGGAATTGGTACGGCGAGTCCAGATAAAAAATTAACAATATCTGGACCTGGAGGCTCCGGAGGCGCTTTATTAAGCCTCATAAATTCAACAGGAACAGGCAGTTCTGGGCCCTCAATGGATTTTAATGGAGGCACAGCTGGCAATAATCATAGAGTTGGTAGTAATCTTTTTGTTGAGGGAGATTTTGCCATTTATGATACAAACAACACAAATCGAATGTTTGTTATCAATCCAAGTGGCAACGTCGGCATTGGAACGACGAGTCCAACAAGAGGTATTACGATAAATAAAACAAACGAATTTGCATCACTTAACATTGTAAAGGCCAATACTACAAACCAAATTGTCTACTTGGGAACTGGAAGTAGTGGTCCAGATGACTTAGGCATCCTTCAACTTTATGATGGAGGTGTAGCAAAAGTACAGCTTTATACTGGTGGCAATAGTTATTTCACTGGCGGCAACGTCGGCATTGGCACGACGAGTCCAAGTGCGCCACTTCACATAATAAAAGATTTAGGAACAAGTGTTGAGGCAGTTGCTAGACTTAGAAACTCTAATTCAACTGCAAGAACTACACGATTACAGTTTGAAGATTACAATGGAACCATAGCTGATGGTTTTCTAGATTTTGTTATACCAACCGCTGGAAGCTCTACCGGAGCAAGACTCGATATCGGTGTAAATGGTGCTAATATTAGTTTAGTCAACGGCGGCAACGTCGGCATTGGCACGACGGCTCCGACATCTCTGCTTCATATTGCAGGAAGTCCACCGGCTACAAGTGGGTCAATGATGAACATTAGGGATAATGCTGCTAATGGTTCTAACACTTCTTTCTCTGGTATATTTTTTAATTCTAGCCCAGGAACAGACTACTCAATTGGAAAACTATCTTCTGGGGCTGATGGCTTTTTTCAAATTAGAAATGGAAACAACGGAACTGGATATCTTACAATAAACAATAGTGGCAACGTTGGCATTGGTACGACGAGTCCAAGTGAAAAGCTGCACATAACAGAATCTACAAGCAATTCTTATGCTACTTTCAGATTGGAAGGTTCAAACAGAGGTGGTATCATTGATATGTATCAAGGAGCTTACCCAGTGTCAAGATATTTGACAGACCAATCTGGTAATATTGGCATATATACTTCTGGTGCGTTCGGTAGTACAACATTAACTGAAAAAGTTTCAATAACAACAGGCGGCAACGTCGGCATTGGCACTACGAGTCCTTCGTATAAGCTTGATGTTAATGGTACGGGTAGGTTTAGTGTAGTACGTTCAAATTATTACGACATACCATCGGGGACTGGGTTTAACTCTTTCCAAATGGGGGCTGATACTAGCGCTGGTGGTTGGTATGTTTATAATTTAACAACTGGCACATATAGTTTAACAGTAGCAAATAGCGGCAACGTAGGCATTGGCACTACGAGTCCAGGATATAAATTAGACGTTAGCGGAACCATACGTGCCACAGGAGATGTAATCGCATACTCTGATGCTCGTGTAAAGGAAAACGTAAAAACAATTGACGGAGCTCTTGAGAGGGTTCTAGATATGCGTGGTGTTTTCTACAACAAGATCGGTGAACACGAAAAGAAGGTTGGTGTTATCGCTCAAGAAATCATAAAGGTTCTTCCAGAGGTTGTGTCTCAAGACGAGACAGGAACCTACTCTGTAGCCTACGGTAATATTACTGCTGTTCTTATTGAAGCGGTGAAAGAGCTCTCTGCTCGTGTTGAATTTTTGGAGGAAAAACTTAAGCAAAAATAAGATGACCTTACCACTTTCAGGAACTCTTGAAGCAAGCGACATCAACGTAGAGCTTGGACGTAGCGCAACAGCTACGTTCTCTATTACTGATGCGGCAACTGGCGTATATGCTACAATAAACACCTGTAGCCCATACTACCCCAACTCATCTGCACCACACGCCTACTCTGAATGGTATGGATACAACCACAACGCCCCCTGCTTGAATTCAAACTTCTCGTATTGGGATGATCCATCAACCACTACAGATAATATGCTTTATTCAGCCAAGAATACCTATTCAACACAGGTGTCATCGACAAGGCCAAATCCAGCGTCGAATATGAGTATAAGCTTCTGGATGAAGCAGTTTAATGATGGCGTAACAGCAGGATATATATTCGGACTATGGGAGACAACAGGTGATTCAATGAGTATTGAGTGGGGTACGAATTATGACTCAGGATCAAGCTCTTGGAGTAACTATCTAAAGTTTAGTTTTGCTAACTCTGGTGGAGGGTTTGTGAACTCCACAGTAAACCTAAGTGATGCCACAAATGAAGGGATAACAGATGTACGTAGTGCGGACATATGGAGCGACACAAATCAGGGCAACGTTGATACAAATGGATACTCACTCATAACAATTACTGTTAATTACTCTAATTTTGGAAGTGATACATATATTCAGTGGTATTGGAACGGTGACCTCCTTGAGGTTCCCTGGACAAACTCTGCTGGCACATACGACTCACATACTTACGGTGACTCCATTTCAACGCCAACGTGGACTACTGGTCATCAACTTGCAGTAGGTGGATTTAATGTCAATCAAATATCTTCCAAATGTAGACTTGATGCTTTTGCAATATACATTGACACCACACTTGCAGATGCAAATGTTGTAACACTATACAATGGTGGTGCCGTAGCTTCGCTGTCGGACTATAAAAACATATCAACACAGCTTCTGTTTTACAACTTTGAAATTACAAATCCAAATATGGGAGACGAAACAGGCGGTACGTTTGCGTTTGATCTTGATGAGTACAATTCTCCAAAGAGAGTAAATGATCCAGCTGTGTAAGCTAATGCTTTGTATATTTGTCTCACTAATTAGTAAACAAAACACAAATGTCAGTAATCTACTCTTGGGACTGCCGCACTGTAGACTGCTACCCAACCAAAGATGAACAGGGTGTAGTGCTTGATGACGTTGTATACAACATCCACTGGCGCCTGACTGGAACTGAAGAGTCTGGAGGAAAGACATACTCTGCCACCGTTATCGGTACGCAGATGGTTGCTGCTGATGACATCGATCCAGCTACCTTCGTTCCCTTCGATGAACTTACCAACGAGATTGCCACTGGCTGGTGCACCGCAGCAATGGGTGCCGAGCAGGTGACTAACCTCGAGACCTCTGTTGCTAACCAGATTGCTTCACAGATCAATCCGACCAGCATCACACTTGTTATTGGACAGCCGGCACCCGTGCCTCCTGCTCCTGTAGCTGAATAACTTTACTAACCTCAAACTTCAATTAAAATGGCGAAAGTCAAACAAGAGCTGCTCGATGCAGTAAAGGAAGCCCAGAAGAACCTTCAGGCTATCCAAATGGAACTAGGTGTAATCGTTCTTGCCGAGCTACGCAAGGGTGCCTTGCTTAAGGCATACGAAGAGCAGCAGGCTAAGATCAAGGAGGCTACCGACGCTATCCAGACCGAACACGGTGATGGAAACGTTGACCTTGAGACTGGCGAGTTCACCCCAGCTCCTGCTCCCGAAGCAGAGGTTGTAGAGTAAGCAAAGCAGAGCCTTACCAAAGTCAAGCCCCGCAAGGGGCTTTTCTTTTTGGCCTAACTTTGTAGTGCGTTTATGAATCATTAACACTTAAAAATTCCCACTATGGGTTACGCAAACATCAACAACCCCGCGAACTACCAGCTGGCTATGATGGGTCAGTTTGGATTCCGCAAAATTGATAGCTCATTCACTCCGGTTGCTGGAGAGTACTACCGCATCATTGAGATTGTAAGCACCGATGCAACAGTAACTGTTACTTCAGTAAATGGCGATAGCCTATCTTCTGAGCTTCTAGTTCAGGGAACTAAGCTATACGGTCTTTTTAGCGCTGTATCCGTATCTGGTGCGAGCGACGTAGTAATTGCATACATCGCCTAAGCCGTGAAGTTCTGGGATATCTTCAAAGACAACAACGAATACAACGAGAAGACCATCATTGGTTTTCTTTCATTCGCTGTAATGGCAATCTTTGCTGGTGCTGACATTGTAACTGGCATCCTTGAAAAGCCTTTGGTTATTCAAGACACTATCTTCAACTCTTTCGTTATCATTACAATTGGTGCCCTCGGTATCGCTGAGGCAGGTAAAATCTTTGCCGACAAAAAATGAAAATGCCCGTTACTTTTGATCAATTTCAAAAGAATCCAATTGCTGCCCTCGCATTCATCTTTATGGTTGTGATTGGCTATCTGTATATTGATCAGAAGATAAACTACAGCAAGGTTGACGACCGCTGTCAAACACGAGTGTCTGAACTCGAAGTGAAGGTTGAAAGCTATACCGAGCACATCCGACGCCTCGACTCCGCACTCGCATACACAAGTGCTAAAAACGAAATGCTCATACAAACACGATGAAACACACTCTCCTACTTTTATCTGTTGGTGTTACCATTGGCGCCGTAATCGCAAATCAGAACAAGAAGCCTGAGGTTATGCCAGACCCTGTTGAGCTTATCATTGAAAAATCTAAACAAACGATGAAGCAGGCGGCCGCTGTTTCTCAGCGTGCAGACCAGAAGGTTCTCGAACAAGTTCAGGAGATGAAGCAAACGATCGAGGTCCTTGCAGAGGAGAAGGAACAGCTTGTTAAACAAGTAAATGTAATGGAGAATGAAATCATTGCTGTTAAAGCTGTTGCTGATGCACAGCCTTTTGATGTACTCGCAATCGGTGTACCCGATACAGCGGGTCGAAAATAAAGACACCGTAGTCGTTATGACTAAGGCTCAGGCTGTTGCTATCAACAACCGCTATCTTTCTATGGACTCAACAATCAAAGCATACAATGAAGCTTACAAGTTCAAATATCTTCAATATAGTCAAGCAGTTAAAGCTTTGGATCGCCAAGATTCAGTCATTGCTGAACTCAATCGACAACTCCTCGTCAAGCCGTCGTTCCGACCAATGACCACTACGGACATCGTGATGACTGTTGTTATTTCAATGTTTGGTACATTCTTAGTAACCCTTCCTTAAGATGGACAATCGAGTTAAAAACCTACTAAAGAAACACGGGCTCTCTGGCGTTAACAAGCCAAAGAAGACTCCGTCTCATCCAACTAAGAAAGGCATTGTGCTCGCCAAGGTGGGAGACAAAGTACGCTTGATTCGCTTTGGAGACCAGAAGATGGGCCATAACTACAGCCCTGAAGCACGTAAAAGCTTTAAGGCGCGCCACGCAAAGAACATCGCCAAGGGCAAGATGAGTGCTGCATATTGGGCAGACAAAGCGTTCTGGGGAGGTCCCAGCGCGGACAAGAAGATGCCACCTAAGTCGCAGAAGTATACACGTGGATTGTAATGGCAACAGCAAAGAAAAAGAACCCAGCACTTTGGAAGAGCATAGTTGCTCGAGTCAAGGCTGGCTCGAAGGGAGGGGACTCTGGGGAATGGAGTGCGAGGAAGGCACAATTAGCTGTTTCGTTATACAAGAAAGCAGGAGGCTCCTACGAGGGCCCCAAGCGCTCAACTTCTCTCTCAAAATGGACCCGTCAGAACTGGCGTACAAAAAGTGGTAAACCGTCATCGGAAACAGGTGAACGCTACCTGCCAGAAAAAGCAATAAAATCTTTATCCTCAGCAGAATACGCAGCCACAACTAGGGCCAAGCGTGAGGGTAGCGCAAAGGGCAAGCAGTTCGTAGCTCAGCCCAAGTCAATCGCAAAGAAAACAGCCAAGTTTCGTAAGTAGCGTCATACGATGCACTTGCAAAATATGCAATAGTAATTTGCAGTAATTTTGCTTGTGTAATTAAAATTTAATTCGTATGAGTACAGAAATTGAAGATGCTCTTGGAGCAATGGGATTTGAGGTAACCAGTGGAGAGGTTCCCGAGGGCACATCGTTAGACGCCCCGAGTTTCGAACCTCCTCAGGGATCAGAGGTCTTAGACTTCTCTCAGCCAACAGCTGAGCCAACCCCTGAACCTGCTGTTGAACCTCAGGCCGCAATGACTCCAGAGCCAGAAGCGCAACCTGAGCCGGTAATGGCTCAAAGTTCTTTAGATACTAATCCCGAGCCCGAGATGTCGGAGCAGGAGTTCGAGGCGGCTATCGCCAGTTACGTCAGTGAAAGGCTAGGCGTTTCTGTAGACAGCATCGAAGCTCTAGCTAAGATCCTCGAAGCTCAACAAACCCCATCGATTGACGAGCGAGTTAAAGCCATCGCTGACTTCGTTGAGGAGACGGGACGTGATCCGTATGACTGGTTTCGATACCAGTCCATCAACCCGTCTGAAATGGACGACCTGAGTGCTGTTAAAATGCAGCTTGCGGTTGACTACCCGAACCTCTCCAATGAAGACATCAATCTCTTAGTTGCGTCCAAGTACAAAGTTGACGAGGACATCTACAGTGACGACGAGGTTCGACTGGCTAAGATTCAATTGAAGATTGATGCGGATAAAGCTAAACGGGACATCGATCAGTTACGCGAGAACTATCGTATGCCCGTGAAGCAAGAAGAGCCCGCACAAGCGGAAGTTCAGAGTCCTATTGACGAGAACTGGATTCGCACGATGAGCCAGGAGGTTGATGCACTTGAATCCCTTACTTTTCAGTTGGGTGATCAGGAGTTCAACTTCGGACTCAACGACCAGTACAAGTCGAGCCTGAAGGATAAGAATGCCCGTCTTGACGAGTTCTTCGATCAGTATGTAGACGAAAGCGGAAGCTGGGACTTCGAGACACTGAACGCTCATCGAGCCCTTTTAGATAACATTGACGAAATTGCCAGTGCTATCTACAAGCAGGGACTCAGTGATGGTCAGCGCAATCTCGTAGAAAAGGCTGCGAATGTAGATGTAACATCTCCTCGTGTCGCTGAATCGAAAAATGCTGATTCCGTCGCTGCCCAGATCTTCAACTATCTGAACAGCAATGATGGTCTTCGTTTAAAACTCTAAATAGACAAAAACAATGTCAACTATTTCAACTCCGTTGGATTTTTCCCCCAACAGTTTTCGTCGGTTAGATCCGACCAAATATGTATCTCTTGGTGATTTCATCAACGAGGTAAACAAGCCCGATAACCGTGACCTTCTCGTTAAGACCTACGGCAACCAAGGCATCACTGGCTTCCTCCAGATGGTAGGAGCTGTGAAGTCTAACGGTGTTGCTGACGAGGTTCAGTACTGGGAGGAGACCCGTCTGCACCAAGTACAGGTTGCTGCTCCTTCAGCCACTGTAAACGCTGGTGCAACGTCTATCGTTCTTGAGATGGCTTCTGCTGCCACTAGCGCGACTGGTGCTACCAAGGCTGCTGCCCAGAAGTACCTGCGTGTAAACGACGTGATCTTGGTTGGTGGTGTAGACCGCTTCATCATCACTGCTGTTTCTGCTGGTGAATACTCTCAAACTGCTACTGCTGCTGCAACTGCTGTTGCTCTTACGTCTGCTGGCTTGAGCGCCAACGTAACCACTGCTGCCGCAAACTACCCGATCATCGGTAATATGTTTGCTCAAGGTACCGACCAGAACACTGGCTACCTCGAGTCTAACGTTGTTAAGCGCACCAACCCGTACCAAATCTTGAAAGAGGTTTACAAGGTTACTGGTTCGCAGGCTACCAACATCGGCTGGATCAACTTGGGCAACGGCGACTACCGCTGGTTCATCAAGTCTGAGAACGACACTCGTCAGCGCTTCCTCGACAAGCGTGAGATGATGATGCTGTTGGGCGAAGAGGTTTCTAACACCGGTTTGACGACCCTTGGTTCGATCGCTGGTTCAGAAGGTTACTTCTCTGCTCTTGCTAACCGCGGTATCGTAGTTAACTCTGGTGCTACCACGACTGCTGCTATCGCTACCCTTGACGAGTTGGATGCTGTTATCACGGCCCTCGACAAGCAAGGTGCTATGCCTGAGTACGCTATGTACGTTAACCGCCTGCAAGATCTTGCCTTCGACGATATGATCGCTCAAGGTACGTCTACGGCTGCTAACATCACCGCTGGTGTTACCACTCAGTTCGGTCAGTTCGCTAACGCCGACGATATGGTGAAGCTTGGCTTCTCTTCGTTTATGCGTGGCAGCTACACGTTCCACAAGCACAGCTGGAAGCTCCTCAACGACCCCACGTTGTTGGCCGGAAGCAACTTCCAAGGTGTTATGATTCCGTTGACCAAAGTTGCTGATCCGCGCACTGGAGAGAAGTCTCCGGCTCTGGAGCTCAACTACAAGGCTACCAACGGATACAGCCGCGAAATGGAGCACTGGATGACGGGTTCTATCCTTGGTGTAACCAACACCAACACGGACGCCCTGCAGTTCAACTACCGCTCGGAGTTCGCTCTGGTAACTCGCGCAGCCAATCAGCACGTGTTGCTCAGTAAGTAATTGATTTTTAATCACTTACGACAGAGAGGGCCTTCGGGCCCTCTTTTTTATTGCCGAAATTTTGCATTACTACAACAGCTAATTTTGCAGAAGTTATTAACATAATTCTATTTAACAATGGCACGTCCAGCAACACGAGCAGCCGCAGCTCCTAAAGCGGAAACAACGGAACGTAAGGCTAAGATCTTTCACATTCCAAAGGGCGGTGGCATCATCGCCACCATTAAGTCAGAGGCTATTATCTACGATCCTGAGAGCAATACCAATCGACAGATTCGATACTGCCCGAACGAACCTTCAATCTTTGCAGACGAGCAGAGCAACCTTGCTGTTCGCAAGCACGTGGTCTTTGAGAATGGCCTTCTTATAGTCCAGCCAACAGAGCCCACACTTATGCGATTCTTAGAGATGCATCCCGGAAACCGAGCCAATGGTGGTGGTTTGTTTGAAGAGGTTAACACCGAACACAAGGCGGAGGTTGATGTAAATGCGGAGTTCATCATTCACGATGCAATTGGTCTTGTCCGCAACAAGAGCGTCGATGAATTGATTCCTGTGGCTATATACTTAGGTATTGACACTCGCCAGAAAAATGCCGAGATTAAGCGTGAGCTTCTTCTGGAGGCTAAGTCTAACCCAAAGCGATTCATTGAGTTGTTCGACAACCCAACGGTTGCAGCCCGAGCAACAGTTAAGAAAGCTGTTGATTACCAGCTGCTTATGGCTCGTGAAGACGGAATGTTCTGGTTTGACAGTAATCGTTTGATCGTTGCAACTCCTGCAGGACAGGATACCGTAAGCGTTATGACGCAGTTCTGTATGACAGAAAAAGGTGCTCAGACTTACGAAACTTTGAAAGAAGAGTTGCAGAAGTTAGAAATGTAATGTATATTTGTCCATCGGTTGTTTCATAGACGATTGATTGGTTGGTTGATTGGGCTCCAGAAATGGGGCCCTTTCTTTTTTGAGTACTTTTGTATCAACTACAGATACTAAGTAATGGCAAGTGTAAACCGAGTATATTCAGCCTTGAAGGATCTGGTCAACAAAGACCAGCGAGGCTTTGTTACGCCTGCTGTCTTCAACAACTTTGCTCAGGTGGCCCAGATGAACATCTACAACGATCTGTTCAGCAACCTTGATCGCTCTAAGATTGTACGTCTGCGTAATGCAGACCCGAAGTCAGACAAGTCTACAACTAAACGTATTGAGGAGGACCTCTCTGTTTTTATCAAGCGTGCAACGATTGCTCAGGCAAACGGAGTGTTTGACAAGCCAGCTGACCTGGCACGAGTTATCTCTGCCACTTCATTTGGCTCCATCCTTATGAACACTTCTACGAAGGTGAGCATTCCCGTTGTGTACGATCCAATCAAGCTTGACTACATCCTGCGCAGCGAGCTGTCTATTCCTACAGAAACAGCCCCTGTAGCGGCTATCTTCGATGACATTGAGGTGTACCCCACCACGATCAAGAAGATCATCCTGACGTACTACAAACAGCCTCAGGGCCTCAATCCGGTCACTGGCGCTAAGACCACTACGATGCCTCGCTTTGGTTACACTGTTGTTGCCGGTAAGGAGATCTACAGCGCTGCAAACAGCGTTGACTTTGAGCTTCCTGAGCACTACTTCGCTGACCTTGTCGTGGAGATCGCTAAGCTTATCGGTGTGAACCTGCGTGACACTGATGTGTACGCCTACGCTAACCAAGAAACTCAACAGCAATAATGGCACAGAGTTACGTAACAGTAGACCAGATCGTCAATGACTTCGTCCTCACGATGGAGTTTGATGACTACGCAAATTCTGTATCTGACGTCACCATCCGCAACTTAGCCAAGCGTGCTGTACGCGAGCTGGGCTTTGATATGCTCAAGCGCCTTAAGGCTGTAGAGCTTACCATTGACCTCAGCACAAACACTGTTGAACTTCCTTGCGACTACGTAGATCTAGTAAAAGTTGGAATTGTAGGATCAGATGGACTTGTATACATTTTTGGAGAGAACAAAAACAAAAACATCCTCGAGCAGCAGCAACCTTACCAAGTTCCTGATTATCTGTTGGGTTTTGACGACTTTATTTATCGCAACTATGTGTACGCCACAACTGACGGCCGTTTATACGGCTATGGAGGCGGACACTACAGCGGAGAGTACCGAATAAACCTAGAGCAGAACCGCATCGAGCTCACCACTGGAACCAGCGTGGACACTGTGTACTTGGAGTACATTGCTGATGAGGCTCTGTCGGAGAACCCATCTGTTCACGTATACGCAGAGCAAGCTGTTCGTTCGTACATCTACTACCACATCGTGGAGCGCAAGAGCAACGTACCTCTAGGAGAGAAGGCCCGTGCCCGTCAGGAGTACTACAACGATCGTCGACTTGCTAACTCACGACTGAAGTCATTTACGAAGGACGAAGCACTGAAGACCATTCGCAAGAATTTCAAGCAATCTCCTAAGGCATAAGTACTTATGATTGATAAACTAATACCTCGGTACCTAAACCTTGATGACGACGCACGTCTTATCAAGAGCACTGAGATGACCGATGCCGTAAACGTACGAGTAAGTTCAGAGCAAGACGGCGATGGCGGTGTAATCAAAAATGCTTACGGAAACGAGCCTGTGTCTTTTGCCTCTGGCAGCGCACTGGCTGCTGGCACGAACGAGGTTATTGGTGCGGTATCTAACCCGCAGACCGGTGAAATCTTCTTCTTTGTTTGGAACAGCAATGATGATCACTCGATCTATCGGTTCTCTACGTCATCAAACGAGGCTAAGCTGGTTTACCGTGACTCGGTGCTTAGCTTCTCTAAGTTCTACCACGTACGTGCTGATGTGGTTAAAAACCTTGACGGAGAGACGCTGCTTTACTTTACGGATGCAAATACGGAGCCTAAGAAGATCAACGTAACACGTGCGTTGCTGGGGCTTTATCCTGCGTCATTTACTTCTGGAACGGATGCTGAGAAGCTGGCAAACATTGCTGTTGCCAAGCAGCCACCAATGACTCCTCCTACGTTTGCATTCTCAACGAATCTTTTGTTGAAGCAAAACAACTTGTACGAGTCTACGTTCCAGTTTGCTGCTCAGTATGTGTACGAGGACGGTGAGCTTTCAGCTCTCAGCCCGTACTCTGAGGTTGCTGTTGCCCAGAACCAGTTTCTTGATGGCATCATCTCTGAAGAACAAAAGCTTGCAAACAACACACTTTCGGTTAG